TCAAACGACGCTACCGTTAATCGTACCGTGGTTATTTACAGATACTGTGTGGCCATGTTTATTTATAGCGTAGCCACCTCGCCCACCAGAATTACCACCAGCATGGCCCCACGTACCACCATTGGTCGCTTTTGATGTGCCATAACCCTGACCTCTACCGCCAGTAACAACCTTGGTTCTCCAAATTCCATGATCCAATACATGAGGTACTATGCTAACAACGTGGCTTTTCCCTTTATGATACGTCCAGCCTGACTTGTACCATGTATTGCTACTAGAAAATGGTCCATTATAAGACGATTGATTTGGTACGAAATAAAGAACCTGCCCTTTCCAGTACACCTCTATTTTCCAATAAAATGGCTCGCCAGATAGGTGCCTTTTACTTGAATAAATTCCAGTCCTTGATGATGCTGAATGATAATGCGGTGTATATTCCTCACCACTCGTTGGTTCGCGATAGCTGGTTGACCCACCACCTCCACCTCCTCCACGAATCGCACCATAATTATTAATGGTTACATTAGCGTTGGCCACAACAGCATCACCACCCGCTTTGCTCGGTGCTCCACTCGCACCTTGAATTTCACCGTGGTTATCAACCGTCAAGCTGCCTCTTAATCCCGTTCCTATTTCAAGTAACCTCCGTGTGACACCTTTATTAATCACTGCTCTTTTAGGTATATTTGCCGTCCAAAAAGAGCCGAATGAGTCTTTTAGCCCTCCGGTCGTCATTGTTATGACCATTTCATTCACGGAGCCATAAAAGTCAGTAATGCTTATGTCCCCAGATGTCGGTATTTTGTTGTTTTGCGGAATATCAGGAACCCGTCCTGCACCACGATAATACTCAGTTAATGAGTGCGGGACGTTACCCCCAAACTCATTAACAATATCTTGGATGCTAATCGTTCCTGCAGTCTTAATCGTCATAATGTCTTCTTAGCAGACACATCCTGCTCTGCACTGACATTACCCGCAGCATCAAGTTGCCATATTATGTTTTGACCATTGAGTATTTGTAACTTTCCTCCACTCTCTCTCATCGTAAACGCACCAAACGTACCCCGCTTATCAAGCTCTCCTTGCAAGCCAGGGATATCTTCAATACCAGAGGGAAGTAGTGATAGTGAATCGAATATTTTCTCTTCACTGCCATCAGCCAATCGGTTATAAATTTCTAGATGCTTTTTTGTCTTTACCGTTTTAAAGACATGCCTTTTCATTCCAGTCACTAGCCCACCCATACCTCGAAAATCAGCGGTCCATAGACGAGAAATATGCGCTCTAATCGTTTGTAATACCTCAGTTGAATAATTACTGTTTATATCTGGCTTTGATAAATTATTTTGATCAGACATGCTAATAACCTCCAAGTAATATTGATACGGTTCCACCTATGCGAACGTTATGTGTATCCCAAGCCATTACTTTAACCACTGGTGTACTTCCGCTATCGTCAATGATGACGTTAGTTCTCGCTATGGCAGGACTGTTCTGAGGGGTAACAATGGCACTTACGATATCGAGCCATTTTTTTGTAGGCGTAAAAATTGTTCCATTCGTATCCGTCGATTTCAAAACGAAGCGACCTGATTCAGTTTTATCTTCAACACGGATATCAACATCAATGGATGTTATGACAATGAGATCATCACGATCTTGGCCTGTAGCAAAAATACTGATTCGGATATAACGCACATTATTTGTCTGAACTTCTATTGCACCTTCTGGTGCAGAGGTCCAACTTGCATTATTACTGCTCCATTCAATTTTGATTTTTGCTGAAACATTCCCAATGTGGTGAGATTGAGCAATTCTGACAGAGATTGTTGCGGCAGATAAAATCTTACCTAAGTCTTTGGTACTCACAAGAGAGGCGCTTTCAGTGCCCGGTTCAAAGTAAATTGGGAAGTGGGCATTAATCTGATCTTGTACCGTACTCCAATGACGAGATTTAAAATGTTGGTCCCATGTTTCCGTTGTATTTAACGGCATCAATAACTCACCATCGATATACTCTGCATTGCTTAACACCGCACCTCTCGATGCGTCATAGTTAAGCGCAATAGCAAAGTTAGCGGGTAATGCAGCAGTGACATCGATGTGCCTTATATTACTGATATTCCCAGCAACATCTTCCACCGACATGAACACTCTAAAATCACCGCCAGAAGTAAATATTATTACGTCTGAACGAGAATCTGCACCTGCTTTTCCATAGAAAGTGGCTGTTGTTATATCACCCGTTATTGAACCGATATTTATCGTATAACTTTTTATTGGCTGGCTTGTTTTTGCGTCTTCCCACGATAATGACAACGCGTTAACTTGCATCGATGAGCGAGATATTTTCACATCTGATGGGGGCGCAACATTCAAATTCACAGATGCTGCGGTTGCACTGGGTAATGATGGATTCCAATGTCTAGCCCAGAACCGGTTATTACCTGCAGGTAGCCATTTGCTTAGGAATGTATTTCCCTTTACCTCAGTAATGACCTCGGCAGTTTCAAAGGTTGCACCAAATCTTAGCTCTGTCTTCACATAGTCAGGGTCAAGCGAATCATCCCATGAAATGATGACACCATTATTTGAAATATCGGCCTTTAGACCAAAGACGTCTGATGCTTTAAAGGCTGCATCTTCAATCGTGAATGAAATAGGACTTGGCTGAGTTAACCTTCCATCTTTAAGGACAGCAGTAACATTGGCATCATATATTCCCTTAGGAGCATCAAATGATACATCTTGATATTCAGTTCTTATTTCACGCCATGTTCCACCATCATTATTTTTATATTTAAATAGATATATCTCAGCATTAAGAAGGGCCATCCAGGATGCATTCGCAGTCGGTAACCTTACGTTCTCTCTGGTAAGCCTACGCCCTTCAATAACATTAAGGCCGACAACGTGTTCCGTCACTGTCGAACCAAGATCTACCGTTGTTGATGAGAAACCACGGTGGTATATATAGGGATTAGATTCAGCAAGAAAATAATCGTTTGTATAATCAATGGCAGTAAATTTGAACCCTTCACTTCCCATCGATACAACATCTACAATTTTAACCTTTCGACCAGGGCTCGCCGCTGAGTCATAAAACCACATGTAGTCACACGCCGGATATGTACCGTTACTGGGTAACGGATTATCTGCTGATGACGGTATGGGGGCTTTAAGAGATACCTTATTACCGTCTACTGCTGAAACCATGTATGTTTCATAGTGTCCATTAGGGTAGCGAATGCCAAGGACTGCTGAGTTTGCTGATGCTGGTTGAGGAACATCCGCATCAAGATAAATAGTAAAGTGATCACCACCATCAATCATTCGACCTGAATTTGACCAACTGACCATGTCATGGCTTAACAGAACAACATCACCTTTAGATGCCACCAGCCCTTCAATATCGGTTTCCCAATGGGTTCGACGTTTAAAAAATTCCTGTGATGCAGCAAGCAATGAGGCTTCACGTCCCGCTTGGTCTTTATTAGTACAACCAATGAAATCTATTTCCACAGGGTTATCTGGATCGCTAATACCGCCAACGGTAGCCCTGACACTTTCAGCTGCCCAATTACTGTCAGCATTCTTAAAATTTACGATAAATTCATCAGCAAGCTTCCCTGAAACGTAATCAATCGAAAATGTTCCCGACTTGATATTTGACGGACTAAAAACTGCAATATGTGATAAATCGTCGGCATCCCATATGACGCCATATTTACCGGTCTGCCATGTCGTTTGCCCTCGCCCACATCGAGATATAATTTCAGCCACATTTTTCACTGACTGACTTGAATTGATGACAGCATTACACTCCAGGTTTTTTCTGTTACACCATGCTGCAAATGCTTTTATCGAATCCATGTCAATGCGGGAATCTGGTAATCCAGCGCCATATTGACGCCTACCAGCCGAATCTTTACTCCCCCTGAACCACCACAATAGCCACCATGCAGGGTTTGATGTGAATTGTTTTACCCATGTTGAACCTGTCCAAACGGGAATAGTTGACTGACAAATAGCATTAAACTGATCGACCTGTCCTGATAGCTGACCACTCGCCTTTATTGATACGCCAACACGCCTTTGACCCGAGTAATCAGCACTATCTTCTTGGAACGCTTTTAGGCTTACCCACGATAGTCGTCTTGTTTTTTTTGTGCTTTCAACATCAATGGATGTCTTTCTCACCTTGACTAAATACTCACCACTATCATTGATATGAATTCGATGCGTTGTTCTTACCGAACTGATTTTCATGCCCGTTAGACTTAACGTTAACGTGTCGTATCGTGTTTGAGTTCCATCCGCCGCTATTGTGTAAACCTCGATAGAAACAGCGATTGATTTAGATTCAACACCCCCCTCATCAAGCGTATCAAAGGCAATAACCTGAAAATCTAGCTCGAGACCAACCGTATGCCCTTTTGTTGATCGAGAAACCCAGCCATCGCTCTTTTTTATTTCCACACCCTGAATGGTATCGATATTGCCAAATTTTTCCGGTAAAACACCATCTGCACCAGCGGTTTGAATATTGATATTGTTATAATTGCTAACATCTGCAGTACCAATTCTAAAGTCAGTTAATGTCAGATCGGATTGAATACCAAAGTTAAATGCTTGATATAGGTACTGCTCACTATTAATAAATTCGGTATAAAAATTTGAGGCGACATCAGGAAAAACGCGCATTTTACCAATGACAATCATCATTGGCTCAAAAAGACGGATGCTATTTTTTAGGCCAGAAATAACATAACGTTTCTGCTCATTCACCTCTTGAGCATTCCCACCACCTCTTGCTGACGGTGGTGGTACTAATGAATTGATTACAAGACTCGCGCCAACCAATACAGCAGCGGTAACAAGAGCACTGCCAACGGTACCAACGGCAAACCCACCAGCAGCCGCTAGGGCCGGTGGAAAATAAATAGAAATTGCCACTAATGCAATCATGCCTATAATTTGACCGGCTTTCCCACGAACTGCAGCCCTAACATTGATGACATCGTTATTTTTTATAACGTAATCTTCCCACCCTGAAACAAGCTTTTCATCGTTAATGAATACAACGACAGGGTGGCCATCATAAATTTCAATCCCAGCGCGAGATAAATAAGATGAAAGCGTCTCACCTTCAATAAAGGATAGGTTGTACTCCTTTCTATTATCAGTCAGTAGCGGATTGGGCAGATACGTAAGCATTGCATCTTTTAACTCAGCCATTTGTAGAATCCCTCTACGCCACCATGAGCATCTATCCGCATTCTGCTCATGCGTTCCATCACAACACCCATTCCGGTCAAATTATGTAAGCATTGCCATTGCCCATTGACGAACGTCGCCACACCAATGTGAGATGGCACACCACGGTCATATAAAATAACCGGATGCCCTTCTATTGGCTCATCAACACGAATAGCAAAATCATGCTTCATTGTATTAATTGCAGCCCCTTGCTCCTGATTCTCTATGGGTCTGTCAGCGTGCTCTGGCGAGATGACTTTCAACTTCAACTCATCTCGAGCGACATCAACCGCAAGATCCAAACAGTCATATGTCAGCGGATCAAAGTTCCTACCTATATATTTTTCTGACCAATGCATTAGAACAATCCAGGTGATCTTTCTGGTGTGAATTTAATGGTAACGGCTGGCTTATTTAGCAAATCAACGTAGCCAAGCGTTGCGGTTATTTTTTTGGGGTCAATGGACACATCCATGATGTCTAGCTCAATCCCCCACTCAACACGCTCTGGGTTGGAGCGTAAAATTTGCATGATCATGCAGCTTCCACCTTCAAACCCTCGAGAGTTATCAAGTTCATCGGTTAAGACTCGTCCAACGTTATCTATCGATAGTTGTGCTTGTGGCGTTTTCCCTTCACCCTCGTCAGGTAATGAGATTTCAATAGGAAGTGCGGTATATTGATTACCACCGTGAGTGATATCTTGCGTGTCTGCCACTATTCGTGCGGGTTCATTAAAGCTCTGATGATGAATATCAATTAAAATTAACATCGGCTCATCAGCAGATGTTGAATTAATATTAACCTTGGCTTTATCCGTATAATAGCGAGGCATTATGTTAGTCCGATCGATTCAATCACTACATTAGCTTCCCAAATATTTCGAGCAACCATGTGCCATGAAAGCTTACCCTCTTGGAATCTTGCCGTAAGCGTACCTGAGCTACGAATAGGGTCGTTATAGGTAAACCAACAGGCACCTTTAATATCGTTGATATACCAATGATCAAACTTAACTTTGTCATCAAACGTAGTGGCGACGACCTTTGCTCGTCTGGTCATGATTGGCATTGAAAACTTAGGTCGTTGTTTGGGTATTCCACCTTCCATTTCTGTTCGGTCAATACCAAGGTCAAGATCCTCTCCATAATCCATTGCTAGCTTTATCCCATCTGGAAAAATTGGAAGTGCCACTATCTACCTCCTAATGCGCCTTTTAACTGACCACCACGATGAATATCTTCTAAAATGACATTCACCACCATTCGCTTAAGCGTGTTGTCATATTTGGGCTGAGACTGCCTAGCCGTTACTGCATTGCTCGTCTGATTAATAACATTAACCTCAACACTGCTCATGCCATCGCCACCACTAGATGAATTACGTACACCCAGTCTTCCCTGTGCATCGCGGGTTAATGGCATAACCGCTTCTGGACCCGCTTCACCCATTAACCCAGCACCTTTGGCCATCGGGAAAAATGTTGGTTTCGTAACGACACCGCCATTAGCAAACTTCTGAATACCACCATCAAAAACCCCACCGTTAGCAAATAACCCAACAGCAGAACTAGCAAGAGGGCCCGTAATATTTTTTTGGATTGCGATCCGAATAAGATCACTAATAATGCTTGAGGCTAGGCTCTTAAAGTCCGCTTTCCCCGTCACGACAAAATCTGTGAGTGCATCAGTGGCACCAGACATAGCGTTTTGAATGGCTGTTCGCGCTTTCGAACTGGCTTTCTCAGCACTTAGTGCAAAATCAGCAAATCCAGTTTTATAACCAGTAAACATATCCGTCTGATCTATCTTTAAGTTTGCTAGTTCTGTTTGTGTTTTATTTTGTTCGTTTTTTGCATTCGCTAACAACTCGTTAAGTTTTAACTCCAGATCAATAGTGCTGTCTCCATGCGCTCTTCTGGCATCAATTTCTGCATTTAATTCTTTTTCTAATTTTTTGTTATATATGCCTGTTATATCAATACGATCTGCTAATGCTCTTTTTTGAACATTAGTAAAATAAGCCTCTGAACGGGTACCTTTAGATTGAAGGGACGCTTGATTAGATATGAAATCATTCAAATCACTAATTGATTTGTTATATATTATTTTTGCAGCACTTCGGGCTCGTTTAATGCTATCAATACTTTTCTTGTAAGCCTTCTCAATAGCTTCGGTCCGGAATTTATCCGGCTTATTGTTCAATTTTTTATTGAGGGTGCTTATCTGCTCACTAAGGTCTTTGGCCTTGGCTTTTAGGTTAGCAATTGATTCAGCCTGTCCATCGAACGGCTTCATCTCTTCAATCAGTTTCAGATTTCCTTCAGTCACTTTAAGCTCACTCTGAAGCTCGAGTAATGCATTAGATGGTCGGCCAAGGTTCTTTAAACCATCCCATAGGTTGGTGAACACTGTCCCTACACTACTGGCCGCACGTTCAAGAAAACCCAAATCTTCTACCGCCTTTTTTGAAGCGTTACTGATTTCCTCGGTATACGCTTTTTGAGCCAATGACGCAGCAGCAGCGTTGTCACCCATAGATGTAAAGGTGACCAATTGTTTGTAGGTGGTCTTATCAAGAAAATTGAACTGCTTGTTTAATGCCAGAGCCGCTTTTAATGGTTTATCAGACAGAGAAGAGATGCCCTTGGCGTACTCATCCAGCGTCGATATTCCCGCTTTCTGGGCCTTAATCCCCATTGCTATCACTTCACCGGTAACAGCCGATGCCTTTACATTCGCCCTCTCAAACACTGTAATGGCTTGTGCAGCTGCTCCTCGTGTTACACCTGCAAACTCACTCGCTGCAAGTGTTGCGTCTATCATTCCTTCCTTTGTATAACCCAGGGCTTCACCTGTTTTGTACATCTGTACTGTGGCTTCATGTAATTCACTCTGACCTTGATAAAACGCATAAAACAAACCACCCGCAATAGCGGCAGTAACCGTTATAGGGTTAATCATTGCGCCAATGGCTTTTGTCACCCCTCGGATAGCAGGTTTAATGCCCCCGAACATATCTTTGATCTGTCCACCTTGCTGGAAGAGCACTTGCAACGGTCTTTGGCCTCCCTGAAGTGACACAAAAATATCCGTAAATTGTGCTGGCAGCCCCTGCATAGCGAATCTCATTTGCTTGGCTGAACGACCGGCTTTTACTTCAGCGTCTGATAGGCCGTTAAAGCCAACAGCGTTTTTCTTAATTTGGTTATTGGTATGTGACAGAGTATTGCCAAGCTTGCGATTGGCTTTCTCTGTTCTATAAATCTGATTGGTGATGCCGTCATATTTACCTTGGAGATCTTCAGGTAAGACTGAGATACCTTTAAGGATCTCTTTGGTACGTTGGTACTGTGATGACAGTTTTGGCGTATCAAGGGTTAATGCCTTATTGAGGTTAGCGGTACCTAGACCTTTTAAGCGACGTTCGAGCTTTTTAACCTGCTCGCCAGTTAAATTCACTTCACGCTGAGCAGTTTGCCCAAACTCTTTAAATTCAGACTTTATATTCTCTAGCGTTTTATCAAGGCTAGATGCATCGCCAGTAATGGGGATATTTAAAGAATCAGACATCATTAATCCTCGTTAATATTTTCCAATGCGCTCTTTTCAATCACTTGCAGGCTAAAGAAAGCATCCCGTTTAGCGTCTACGCCCCAGCCCTCGATATCCATCCATGAAAAAATGACGTTATAATCAAGCCCGATAACCCCATTTTGTCCACATCGCCATTGCGTCGACATTCGGCTGAATAGTTGAACAGCAGGCCAATTTTCAGGCCATACCTCGTTATCATCATCACCTTGCTCAAAATCATCCAATGACATACCCAGCATTTTTAAAGCTGCATCAATATTTTTCCCTACCAATACCGATGCAGCCTTTGTTAGTTTCCCAGTCGGCGCTCAAGCAACGTACTGCGATGCTCATCAACAATCGCAGTGAATGCATCTGGATACTCATCACACAACTTAACGATATTCGCTTTAGTGAATTCAGCATCGATGTCCCATCCCACTAAAATTTGTTGCAAGACTTTGGCGTATTGATCAAATGTTTTCTTAACAACAGCTTCATTGGTTTCAGCCAACGTGGTTGTTTTCGTGTCATTATCCCCCCAGCCATCTGATAGTTTTGCATACTCCAAGCTAGTGAAATATTTGAACGTGAGTGGCAGTTCTTGGCTTGAACCGCTAGCATCAATCAGCTCAACCTTCCCCTCTAATGAATCGGGTGTTTTACCTAGTACTAATAAAGACATCTCTTTCCCCTAAGCTTTTGTATAACGAGTTGGACGAACAATAAGGCTAATGGTGACGCCGATGGCCATTACCTGATCTTTAGTCATGCTGGGTGTTTCATTCACCGAGATATAGGCGTGGTAATAGAGTGCGGCGCCATTCGGTAACGTCGCTCGGACAACCTGAGTCTCTTTTCCATCAGCCGCTTTTTTTAACGCTATATAACCAGGCAAGGTATCGTCATCAGCAATGCTCAAGGTCAGAACAACAGGTGATGTTCGCGTTGGGATCTGTGTTTCAAAGTCATTTTCAAGGAACGAATAAGTGGCGAACTGCTGATCACCACCCGACGTCTCGGATGAGATAACCTGCGTAACCTGCTGCCACTCAGATACTTTTATCAACTTCCCAGCACTCATACCGCTAGGGAATTGAGTCGTATCTGAGGTATCAATGCCCAACAGTTTTAATGTCGCCCCCACCTTTGCAACCCGCTCATTGATATTGCTCCACCCACTTTGAACAATAACAATGTCGTTGGTCGCTATCGTGCTTCCGGCGACGGTTGCAACAGCATCCGTTGCATTAGTCAGCGCAGACATGACTGCAGGTGCAGCCTTCGTTTTAGCAATCGCAAACACGACGCCATTTGGTAGTGAAACGGCCATGAAGCCTCCTCAATTGGTGGTAAACCACACGTTGAAATCTTGAGCTAATATGTAAAACCCATCAGGGTTTTCATCTGCTATCGTTACGGGTTCGGTGCGTGGTGATGATAAAAATACATCGGTACCCACCATGGCTTTCTCGATCTCTTTCATTGTTGTTGCGGCTTTTATTGCCGTCGTTTCAAAGAATGTGACCCTTACGATCGCGTGCGACTTATCAGCTGCAGTGTTATCCATAAAGTAAATAGGAGTACCACCGAGCCTTTCCCAAATAGCGACCGGTGCGTGGATCGCAAACGGACCTTTTACGGGGAAGCATTGATGCACCACCGGTGACACAACGGCATACATCTTTTCTTCAAGCGTCATGTTGCCCGCCTTGCATTCAGTACCTTAAAAAACCGCTCTTCAAAATTCAGTCGAGCCTGCGTTTTGCCTTTATGGACTGCAGGGAAAAAGAACGGAACGGATTTTCTTTTGTATTCCGCCACCGTCACCTTGCTATTCGTTTTCCACTCGCCCGTCTTTCTATCCAGGTACACAGGGTGGTGTCTAACCTGGCCATACTCGATAAAGTTAAGAAAGTTAGCATTCGACGTTCCCTGTGTGGCATTTTCTGACACCGTTTTGTTCCACTGGGGCATCACGTTATACACAGCGAAACCCACCTCATTAACAGAAAAACTACTGCGCCCTGAAATGATGAAATCACTGCGACCAAACCGTTTCTTTCCTTCAGCATCGAGCGACGCTTTAATCGTTTGAGCGGCCTCTTTCGTGCCGGAGAACACAGCATCAACAACGTCTTCTTTGAGGCTGTCGACATAAGCATCAATGCGACTCACATCCACATGCATTTTCATGAACGTTTCTCAATCAAGAGGTCCATAAATTCCATCGTTTCTTCATCAGGTAATACGTTGGTAATGGCATAGGTCATCCCTCTATGAATAAGACGCATGTCCTCATCGATGTCCTCTCTATACCGAAGACGTACGCTGCCACGCCGCACAGCCGTGTCGATACCATTTCTCATGGCCTCTATGCCACGCTCAAAACGCACATTGGCCCAGACAGAACAGATCTCTGCATACTCTGTAATTGGCTGACCAGCAGCATCAACATGCGATCGGTCTGAACTTTCAATCGTGATTCGATGGTTCATTCGCCCAACGTCCATTACACCCCCTTGGAATAATCAATGTACTTATCAAGCAGGTGCTCGGAAAAAGGGCTCATCGTTAATGGCTTCTCGGTGGCCAGCCGACGCTGAGCATACATTTCCAGCGTGGCCAGCTTGACCCATGAAACCAATGGCGCCGGTAAATAGCCATACTCAGTCCTCACCTCAGTAAAAGACCGAAACAGACGCCCTTCACACAGTGCAATGGCAGCAGCCGTTAATGACTCGATATACAAATCTTCATGGTCATGATCCACGCGCAGGTGCAATTTCATGTCTTTCAAACTGATGGGTGAGGTCGCTGAATCCAACACAGTGTTTACTCCAACACGTCTTGTTCTAAATTAACGGCATCTTCCTGACCCGTTGCTTTAAGCTCATGGTCAATCGCAGCTTTTGCTGTATCAACAAAGCCCAGCTCCTCTAACTCATTAATCGTTTTCTCAGGGCCGGTGATAACAATGCCTGGGCCGATATCAAATACACGCAGGCGTTTAAGTACGAGTGCTTTTTTGTTAGCCATTGGGATACTCCATAACAGTTAAGTGGCTGAGTTCTGGTAGTACTTCACAGCCCCACCCACATCGATTAATGCACCGTCAGCACGTTGATAACCGATAAAACCTGTTTGTGCTTTTTCGGTGTACTTACTATCAGTCATGCGGAACAAGCGAAGATCCATCACTAAACGGATACGGTATTTATTCAGCGCACCAAACAGAATGGATTTGGCATCTGCTGCCATTTCGGCCATGTGTTGATTGATGGTGATAGGACGGTTCAAAATACGGTCAGGCGCACCACCAGGGTTCCCCGTTTCATAGCCAGGTACGAAGATAGGACGGTCATTTTTGTCTTTGATAACACGCAGAGCTTCAAGGGTCGTATCATGGAACATATAACCGACACCCGGTGAATTGCGGTAAGCGGGATCCACACTGTGTTCAAGGGATACAAGATCTTCATAGGTCACCAGTGCGGTTTGACCCGTTTTCCCCTTCTTACCCAGTGCAGCCCCAGTAACAATACCTGCAGGCTGATTTGTACCGGTTCCCACCGTGAAATGACGATTGGTGATACGGCCGATACGCATACCCAGTAAATCTTGGATATAACCGTCAATATCAAAAAAACTGTCTTGCAGCAGTTCCCAAGGAATGGCAATGGACTTTGATGAGTACATATATGAGCCGATAGATTTATTGCCAAAGGTGGTATCTTTGGTACCGGCAGGTGCATTTTGACCAACAATTTCACCTTCCTCTGACGTCGCATCGGTTGTCGGGAAATTGATCGTGTTACCCGTAGCCGTACGCATCACCGTTGATACGTTATACATACCGCCATACGCTTTCATCGCTTGTTCAACCTGACGGATCCATTCCGGTGCGGTGGTATATCCCCCTTCAGTCGGTACCGTGGTGCTCATGGCATTATTAACATCTGAAGGGCTACGCGCCGTCATTAACTGATACTGCTCAGGCGTCAGAGCACTGACCCCACCCAGCATGTAAGCACGCATCGCGGCTGCCACATCTGACTGTTTATTGGGTTCTTTGGTATGTTTGTCACGCAAGGTGTTATTCACACCACCGTCGTCAACATCGTTTTCCAACGCTAAATCAGCAACCTGCTGCTCACGGCGAATATCCCCATCAATCGCTTGGATGTCAGCTAAAATGCCATCCAGCTTTTGGCCATCTTCCGCGCTCATGCGTTTGTCTGCAGGGTATTTATCGTTTAGTGCATTAGCTTCTTTCGCTAATTTGTCGCGCGACTCGCGCAATGCTTTAAGCTTGGACATAAAGCCCTCCTAGTTAATTAACTGCGAGTGCGCAGCGGGTTAAAACGTTCAATCGTTGCATTTGTCTGTCACGATGCTCATCTGTGACATATTCCTGAATTTCAGGCCGATTAACTGCATTAAGGAAGGCATTACAATTCCAATTCGGACGTATTGCGTTATTGGTGTTACCTTCTTTTTTCGGTGCTGGCTCTGCGTCATAAACCGTATCGGCAATCCCTGCCGCTACCGCTTCATCAGCCGTAAACCACGTTTCATTTCTCATATAATCGGAAAAGGTTTTTTCATCCCCACCCGCTCGTTTTGCGTAGGTCTTAGCCAATGTGCCATCGAGTTTTTCTAGTAATGCGGCTTCAGCCAATAAATCGTCGGCATTTCCCCATGAGACAGTCCATGCCTTGTGGATCATCATCATTGCGCCTTCGCCAATAATGATTTCGTCACCAGCCATCGCAAGGAACGATGCTGCAGAAGCTGCCAATCCATCAATGTGTACCGTCACGGTCGCTTTGTGCTCACGCAATGCCTGCTCCATCGTTCGAGCGGCAAAAACCGAACCACCTGGTGAGTTAATTCGAAGGTGAATGTTCTTGGCATCGATTCCGCGCACTGCATTGACGAACGTCTCGGGGTCAACGCCACCCCACCACTCAGCCTCGTCTTTGTCTGAAACAATGGCGTCATAAAGAAAGATTTCAGCGTCATCACTGCCCTCTGCACTTTCAATGGCAAACTTACGATCGGCCACATGACGATTTTCAAAGAGCATCTGAAAATAGGTATTTTTAGGCATCGGCATTAGACTGCTCTCCATTATTTGCCTCAGTAATTTCCGGCTTAAAGAGTTCATCCCCATCGGCAGCCGGTGCCATGTTTTCACGCTTCCTCACTTCATTAACGCTTATCCAACCAGGTTCGCCTGCTCGACCCAATGCACTGCGATAAGCATCAAAGCGGGACTTCATATCACCCCGCTCAAGTTGTGAGGTATTGTGATCGAGAAACCGTTTACTTCTGGCAGGCCATAACTTGTAATTGAATTCCTGCTCAATCTGGGTGAGGTGACTGAGCAAGGTATAGCGAACAAACGTAGAGCCCATAGACTCAAGCCCCGATTGCCAGGATGTCGACTTGTTCGTATGCCCAACCATGAAAGGAAACACACCAAAAATTCGGCAAATCTCCTCTATCGTAAAAAGTCGCGAGGCCAATATTTCTGCATCACGCGGGTTAATAGTGAGTTGAGCGGGTTTCAAACCACCCGACAATACCAAGGGCATCCGTGAATTCTTTTCTCTGGCTATCACTGTGTCTTTAACGTCTTTCAATTGGGTGCGCGACATCTTGGCATCAGTACTCAGGGCATAATCAAACGTTGCCCCTTCATCAAAGAATTTCCCTGACCATTTCTGACCCGCAATAGCTGTGCCTATTGCTTCAGATGCCGCATAAGTGATTGGACTTGGGCTTCTCAGTCCGTCATAACCCAGCGAAGTCAACTGAATGACATCAGCCTGGTCCAACACTTCTTGCTCACCATTCTCCCGAGTAACACGGTAATATTTGATACCCGTTAATCGATCTCTGAACGGATCAACTTTGTCAGGATGTAATGGGTTCCAACCAATCACTTTTGAGCTTCGGTAACTGGCTCGAATAAGCTCAGCGAAACCATCACCATGGGTAAATTTTGAGGTGATCAAAAACTGCCAAGCATCTGAGCTGGTCATGTCGATATTGGCGCGACAGTTAAACAGCCAGTTGTAGTCGTGATCGATCGGTTGATGCGCATCCCCATTTCTTTCATGCACATTAAAAGGCAGTACTTTAATGCTGCTACCAATGAGTTCGATACAGCGGTAAACCGTCGTTACCTTTAAGGCCGTCGTCTCAGTCACCGGCTCACCGGACGCTGTCACGCCGACGCCCAACATATCGACCAGCTCGTTAATGCTCATTGCTTGAGGATCAAGTGACGTTTCCGCTTCAGGGCTCTTGTCGACCACCTCTTTAGCCGGCGCACCAAAAAAGAATCGGGCTATCTTCCCCATCTACACATCCTCCAAGTTGTACACTTGTGGTGTGGTTACACCTTCAGGGTTTTGCGCCATAATCGATGCGGCATCAAACAACGCCATGAGTGGGTCAATTTTTGCAGGGCCAGATTCTTGCTTGGTGATCATGACGGCATTACCAACAGGTCTTGTTCGGGCATTCCCGACACACCACTTCATCATCATCGAGCCATCATGCTCGGCACTTTTGTCGGCTAGGCGTCGCTCAACAGTCTTAATCGCACTCATCATCTTCCAGCCCTGGGAGATACCGATGATTTTATCTTCATCAATTTGTGCATCGATAAGGGCTTCCACCAGCGATGCTAAGCCATGTTGGTCAATCCCTATTTGAACAAGTAAACCGCTATCATCCACTTCACTGACCGTTGCAACGATGTCATCCATGTCATCGCCAATTTCTTTGACCAGTGTTAAATCCCCATCCTTCTCAAATCCCTTGAAACGTGGCGCTTGTGCTTTGCGTCGTTTCAGGACAATGGGATGCGCCCAGGCATGCGTCCAAAACATCCATCGTTGTGTTTCGGCATGGCGTCCAATCACGGCCAAACCATATAAGTCATCCAAACCGCCACCATCAATGCCAATTGAAATGGCATCTGACTCCTCAAGGATGCGTGCGAGTGTCACGTCCGTTGCGCAGTCAGACCAAAAATCAGCCCCAACCCACCGGTCATTACGCAGGTTCATGTCGATTTCAATATTGAGGTGTTTAGCCAGGAAGCCGATGAGACTTTCATCCCCATCTTCCTGGGCTTTTGCCAACTCACGAATTAAAAAGGTTTCAGACACGCTGAGTCCCATATTCGGGTTCGTTAACTTGAAATACTTCTGCTCAAGGTAGGATTTATCCTTAATCATGCTTTGGGGAAATTCGTAAAGCACAGGGAGGAAATAAGGATCATTCGTTTTACCGTCACGCACTTTCCGCGCGTACTCGAGCTTGGTTCTAAACACACCAGCCGGTGGTTTATCTGATTGTGTGGTGAGATAAATCACGAACCCTTCAGGGCGTGATGCCAAACCACCGGTTGCTTCACGCAGCATGTTTTCAGCATTAGGCTTTGAACCAAATAACCAAAGCTCGTCCACCAGCACGACGGAGGCTTTCTTACCTGACACAGAATCTGATTCAGCCGCCACCACCTTGAGAGTCGAGCCGGTTTCAATATCCGTAATCGTTCTGACGTGATCTTGTACTTTAAGAATGCGCTCAAGTTCAGGGTCCGCTTTTATCATGTCCCGAGCAGGTTGATAGGAGTTGTTGGCCACCTCGATAGTCGGCGCCAAAATCAAAAACTCAGCAGACGCTCGCGTATTAAGAATCAACAGAGTCAGCATGATGCCGGCTGCAGTCGATGATTTAGAATTCTTCTTGGAAATAAGCAGCAAGATCTCTTTGATGATCTGCTCTTCTGCTTCAATGTCGTAAGAGCCAAAGATGGCATCACAGAACTGGCGTAACCATGGCAGGTGAGACTCACCAATCGTTGGCTGTCTCAGGGCATCAACAACCTTCAATTCCTTCAAAATTTCCCAGGCTTCATCAGCAAGGGACTGGTTATACGTCTCAAAGGGAATAATGCTTTCACCTGCAAGGATCCTTTTTTCCCAATCCAGGTTGGCTGTAGACTGCAGTGGCATCATCACTTAACACTCCGTAATCCAGACTTTCTGAACTTGCCCGTTTTACCGGCTCTCGCCGCATCTTCTTTCTCAAATTCTTTCTTGGTTTTGGTCTTTTTCGACGGTGGCCGTTGATCAACCTCATCATAAAAAGGCATGGTCTTCAGGAACGTGGTCATGACCGGCGCCCCTTTACCAATGGCGAATAAATGCATTATTTTTGCGTCAAAAGTGAGCTTACAATTCACCTTTGTGAGCCCAATTGCAGTCATATCTTTCACCTTTACACCTAGCCAGTTGGCTATCTTTGCCGAGGTATAACCCGCCACAAAAAGGTATTCGGCGCGAAGATAATCTGTTTCAGAAACAGCAACTTCCCCAATCATAATGACTTTTACTTCTGGCTCATCGCCGTCATTATTTTCGTGAGCCTTGCCATTTTTATCGTGATTATTCATACGACCCCCATTACCTGTGCTTTTTTTTCTCTACGTGAGAGCAAGGTGAGGTTACCGACCCAACCTGTACCACTATGACCGCCCCCCCCTTGCCTATCCACACGCATCGTGCGGGGTTACCTGGAGACAGAAGCTATACAGTCGAGCATGGCATCACTAACTTATTGCACCTCTCAGTCGCGTTTACGGTCACGATTACGTAAGGTGTTTTCAGTTGCCGTTTTGAATTGGTGACAAAGAAAACATAACGGCTGTAAGTTTGGCTTCTCATCAGTACCACCCAAGTAAAGCGGGATAATGTGGTCAATCTCCACGGCTTGCTGTGTGATCCCTGCAGCTAGGCATAACCTGCACAGTGGTTCATCCGTTAATACCGCCTTGCGTATCCGTTGCCATTTGCCACCATAAGTACGGGCTGTCGCTGAACGGTTTCCATTCTTTCGTGTGACTGAAGGATCTAGCGTCTTCGTGATCCTCGGCTTAAGCGTTTTCATTATTACCCCTTAGTTGCATTAATCGCAATCACTACATCATCAGATGCATAAAATGCAACATTGAGAAACAAAAAAGCCCAGCGTTTAGCTGGGCAAGTGGCCGGAGAGTACGCATGCCTGCACACTGTCATCGATAAGCTTCTTTCGGGCTCTCACATAAGGCGGGAATTATTAACGATAGATATCGAATAATGCTCATATATGAAATGTAACTTTTCACGTCACTATTGTACGACGTTTTATACATCTGTGTTATTTTCGTGGATAATTACACACAAAAAAGCAAAAACCCAGTAACAATCAAGTTTCATATAAACATCATAAACCAAACATATCGAGAGATATAAGTAAGCATTTCAAGCTAGGGCTGATTAAACATAAGGAATATGAAATGGCTAAATTAATCCTGATTGGATTCGTTTTTGCGTTAGCAGGTTGTGCAGGGGGACATGGTGATTCCTCTCCTGCCAAACAACCGACCAATGATGATGAACCCTATCATGGTCACTACGAATCAGGTGGCGGATTAGACGTTGATGTACATCAAGAGGGGGAAGCTCAAGGGATCAGTGTCGAACAAACGTTTTAACAGGGAGCAAATAATGAAGCACTTCTTTATAGATAGGGACCTTAGCTTTCGTGTACTTACTGGTGATTCAGCATTAAAGGAGCTCTCACGCCTTAAGCATGGTTACCGAGCCGTCTACACTCGATGCCCAATGAACTACAAGGATCAAACCTTTATTGTCTTTGTAGACTCTGAGGTTTTTGTAACAGATGCTTATGCCACGTTCACTGAAATGATGAATACCGCAATACCTCCCCCTACAAGCTTCCGACTTTCCATTAAAAAAATAACGAGATCAGATAAGGAATCGGGAAATGTTTAAATATTTATTGACGCTCTGGTTGCTAACTGCCTCTTCCTACTCACTTGCAAGTGATGATTGGAATGCATACCAGTCAACAGATGTGATGGATGATTCCAATACTGTTGGAGCTTTTTCTATTGCGAAAAACGAAAGCTGGCCATACAAAGCTAAAATTTTCGCGCTATGTTCTGGTGGGAACTATCAGTTATATATTAATGATATTGGCTATGTTGGTGGTACTAAACTAGGTAAATTTAGAGCTGACAATGATACAGCCTTAAAAGTATTTTTTGATGAGGGCACTAACGACAGCCTTTTTTTAAACAGTGAAGATGTACCATACCTGATAAGTAGAATTCAAAAATCGAATAGCTTCATTATCAGAGTTAGATCTGCAGGCTCGACGGTAACGGATTGGCACTTTTCTGGTATAGGCTTCAATAAATCTTTTGCAAGCGCAGTAAGTTCGTGTGGAAATATAAAAGGAATTATTAACGAACAGAGATATACCACACCACAAGATCGAGTAGATAAAGAGATCGAAAAGCTAAATTTAAAAATTAAGAATACTACCCCACCGCCTCGATTTAACGAAGTAGAAACCAGAACTGACCCTAGAGGGGCATTTGTCGATGATGAGGTGTCTCGTTATAGTGCAATTTATGCCCAAATGATCCAACAAAACTTGCCTGCTGACCAAAACTTCGTTGGTAAAGAGTGTATTTTAACATTCCACTTATTAGCCAATGGCTTGGTACTTAGTACCTCAGAAGAAAGAGGAGACAATTACCTCTGTCGTGCTGCAAAATCTGCCGTTGTTAGAGTAAGTCAGTTCCCGATGCCCGACAGTAGACAAGTGATTAAAATACTCCAAAATATTAGGTTAAAAATACACCTATAATGAATCCATTTTTTTACGTTAGATAGGGAGAGCAATCCACTAATACATAACCCCGCGTTAAGTAATAAGCAACGCCTCCACTTAACCTAAATCATTGCACCGTAAACACAAATTAACCTTGAACTGAGAATGCCAAGCGTTGGGGATCTGTCTTAAACGCCTTGTTATAACTAAATTTCCAAAACATCCGTCTCTATACGACCTTATACAAGCCTCTATCTAGACGCTCAAATATAGCATTCGAAGTTTCAGCACAATCACAAGCACCTTTGCATATGTGATTGATACAGTGATCAGATGGATAAATCCAATTTTCATCAAACTCAGGAATTTTTAGCCCTATAACTTCCTTTATCGACTTCGTTGTTAGCGTACAACCCTTCAAATCTACAAAGGCATTTTTTAATTCATCATGATGTCGAGCAAAGCTTCCCATACTGAAAACTCCCTATTAGTTATAACGCCTACATTAAACGGACTAAAATTGCTTGTTAAGTATACGGTTTAGACAAGGTCACTATATTCCAAAGTCACTATATTTTCTTCTGGTACACCACACTCAACTAGGCTTTCAAAATATTCATTTTCTTCTTCTTCCGCGTAATACACGACTTTCCATTCAGCACCAACAGCAATACCTGCAATCTTAGTGAAATAAGGCCAGTCAATACTATTTAAAGAGTGTCCGATTATGATAATTTCATTTATATCACTGAGCTGACAAAAGTAGTCTTCATGTCGATTCAAAACATCTTGTACTGGTTTTTGCAACGCAACGAGGGGATACATTGCATTGCCCTCAGCCTCTGAAAATATTGAACCTGTGCTTTCACCATTCTCATCGAATTCGGGCTGTTTTACTATTTCTTTACCATGACCAAAAACTAATTCATCATATGAATCAACACTACCGTGGATATGTAGAACCCTTGATTTTTCAATGTTATAAACTGATTGAATAGTTGACGTGTAATTGAATGTGATAAATTGTGAATTTAAGAGAAAAGACATTTTCGGTAGTGCATGGTTAACTTCAATTTGATTTACCCAATCACCAAAAGCCTCTTGAATGCCTGAAACATGTAAATCAGCTTGCTGAGTAATCTCATCCTCTAGACCATAAATATCCTTTGGTTTAAAGTGATCAGAGGTAACATCAACTTCATTATGAAAATCTAAAAATGAATCAGGATCAAAATCACCAAGCGCATTTTCAAAATCATGCCAAGGCTCATGATTCCGCAAGTCGAATGAATAGTGACTCTCTATGTCATCAAGAGTAGATTTAGCAAACACATAGAAATCACGATAACTTGTTGATAGTCAGTGCCAAAGATCAAACCCATTTCCAATTATATAAAGGGTGCTGATAATTACCTCCTAGCTACACCTAACGCCTGCAACTTGCGAATCCCCACAAAATACCTTTGTAGTTCAATAAGTAGACACAAAGCTTGTCTACAAATCTAATGGATTCGCTCCAAATACAAAAATTCAAAAGCACGTTACTTTATGTTCAAACATTACACTAACCTTCGGACAATCAATACCATGAGCAAAGTAAATCAACACATATAATAAACCAATTGGTGGGAATCATTCATGATTTTGTGGGGATTACCCAGCACCTGCAATAAGGTGTACACCCACTAAACTAGTAAAGCGCACCGAACCCCGAACCAAAACCGCCGAGTGTAACGTATCACCTTGATTGCTTTGTTATGTTGCCAAATGATACACTGGCAAAAAAATACTATTATAGATAATTCAATGAGATATAGAGAACACATAGACGGACAGCAAAGTACTCTTAACTTGATTCCGCTAATGCATACGTGTGATGGTATTGGCTTTCGTGGAATCATTGATTCTAAGCAAATAGCGACAACACACTGCAGTGTCTTTAATGAAAATCTAGCGTACTATTTCTACGGTCGACCAGCATACAGACTAAAAAGAGAAGACTGTACAGGGATGATCCAGCTATTCCCTGTATGCTTCATTATTGAACCAGCCGGAATATCTAGTTTTAAACGGGCATACCCTTTTGATACAGGGGCTTTCGATGCAGCTTTATACCAGCAACATGTAGTATCCAAGCTAGAAATGAGTCAGTTTGAATTTAAACCTAACTTTGATTTTATCAAGAAGTTTGTTGAATACATATACACTAACAACAGTAATTACTATAAAGGCAAAGCTACTCTAAGCTCAGACGACCTCCCTCCCCTTGCAGCTGAACTTCAGTCAATTGTACACATAATAAACAACAAAGGACTAGCTCAAGTTGATGATAGGTGCACTACAATCGAAGTACAAAGTGATGGTCCACTGGATATTACAAATGGTTCTGTAAAAGCGATTATTATGCCATCTGAGATGTTAGGAGATGAGTCAGTAACACAGCTGTTAATTGATTACAATATCGACCCAATCACTTATGAAGTTTACCGGTCTTCGCCGAGTTCAACGACAAGTGTTATTTTAAATAAAGCTTCAGAGTATCTATCAGACACGGGGGTTATCTAATGTCAAATGCATATAGAGTTTATGGTTTCATTGCGCCATCATCTTCGAAGTTTGGTTTTAGTACCCCTGTATTTGAGAATGATGGCAATTTATACGTACAAATAATTGATAACGATACTATTAAAGGTTTTGAACCTGTTTACTTAGAACACTTGGATAGCTATGAAGGTGGCGTTGAAGAGTTTTATAGTGTAGGAAGCAATGCTGTTTATTGTGCTAAGTTTGATCGAAGAAGTCACATTTTTGGTGATAGATCATACATGAGCCGTTTTTTAAAACAAAGCGTCAACGAATATGTACACATTCCGTATTTTTATAAAGCAGCACACAAATTTTGTTCTTTATCAGAACCTGAGTACCTTGATGACTTGAATGATAAAGACTATTTACTACGCCAGACTCTATCAAATGTAATGCAACATTATTTAACAGATAATGAAGTTAAAGTTAAGCAACAATCAAATAATTGCCCTGTTGATATAAACAGACAACATTTAACTATTCAGAAACTTTTTATCAGCCATAAAAGTGATAGCTTTGATAGCTTGGTCAAGGATATCGTCAATTACGCCTATGAAAAGCACAATAACATATCAAATTTTACATACATATCTGAATTAATGTCTAATAATCTTGAATCAGAAATATTTCCTGAGTCAATAAATAAGCATGATGCTGATTTCTATGTATTCAAAAGATGTTTAAGTGGTGCTATTGATATTAAAAACAGCCCAAAAACAGATAGTTACAATGTGAAAAATAGACTTTCAAACTACCTATCAGTTACTTATAAAGACCAAGATGATATAAACTTGGATCTATGGGAGTCAAAAGTTAGAGAGTCTTCTCTTTCACTATCAAGTTTATCTCTTGCATCATTCATTAGTACAAGCTTAATAAATAAGATAATCGAAAAAGATAACAGCTAATATTAAAGAGGGGCTATAAGCCCCTTTTTTGGCTGCATAACACGTTTGCTACAATACAGATTAAGCTGAATTTTACTGCCGTAATCACTGAAACTAAAGACAAAACTACAATGCCGAATGTAGCAAATTGTGTTGATGTATTTGTTATGTGCGTAGTTCAAACTCTCAGAGCGAATGAATTTTTAACTATCGAAATTCATTACTTCTGTTATCGAACTAATTTGGGGTGGCCACTTATCATGAGCACGATACGACATCACTTTATTGAGGATTAAGCGTTCTAAATTTTCTAACTCTTCACTCGATAAGCGACCAGAACAGCCCTCGATTTTTTCTATTACTTCAATATCTTGAACCACTTCAGCCAAAGCTAGAAGCAAATTTGACCTCTTAATGTTATCCATCATTTTTCCGTTAAATATAAGTAATCAAGACAAGTAGCACATAACGCCGCGTTAAGTAGTGAACAACGCCAACACCTAACCTAAACCATTACACCGTAACACAAAATTCGACTTGAAATTAAAATGCCAAGCGTTGGGAATCAGTCTTAAACGCTTTGTTATGTGTTTAGACATACCGACCTTTCTTGGATTTTATTACTTTTTCGACAGCATCATGTTTTTGACCTTCGATAATATCTTTAAGAACTAAAGCTTTAGTTTTGCTATCAAACTGAAGATGAAGCCTCCAGCCTGATATTTTGTCTATATCTGCTCGGTAGATGGCTTTTTTTTGCCCAGTTACACGATGAAGCCGTGTTAAAGGATAATGACGATTGCAATGACAGGAATTGTCCTCTAATTCAGCAAGAGATGATAAGAACTTCAGCTTCAAATCGTTATCGGTAAGGATTTTGTTTGCCTCATGAATAATACCAAATTCGTCAAGCAACATTTTAATTTCAGCCATTAGTCGTCACCATTTAATCGTTGCTGGTATAAAGACTCCGCGATACCTTTAAAAACTTTATCCAAAGAAGAATGGCGAACAACATGCAATAACGTAATAATTATCTGTTCAAAAATTGGATCTTCATCAACTGTTAATATAATTCTAATATCTCGATCAATTTTTAACGCATAAAGGCTAGAGTCAGAACGGCCTTTAAACCTAATTGGCTGATATGCATTTTTATAGAATAGTGATTTATCCTCAGATTCCAGTAGAGAGCAATAACAATTCAATTTTTCTACTATTTTATTCTTAGTGCTACCAGAAAATTTTGATAGCTCTTTTTCAAAGCTTTTTGTAGATTCAAAAAGGAGTTCCATGATTGATTTTCACTCTATTTTCATACAGTTATTAAACTTCAGTTCAATGTAGCACATCTAAACTCTTCAATAAATCAAACACATAACGCTAACCAATACTTATTAACTAACAGTTTGTCTAATTTGAACTTTTTTCGTTCATATATCAATGATTGAAGCGATTTTTTGGAGGTCAGTTTGACAAAGGAAGCATAAAATACTTCATATACTGTTTAAAAACACAGATGAATAATGCGCAAGCTCTTCGTGCCGGTTTAAGCATATCCTTGTGGAAAATTGGAATTTAGTCTGAGGGTATTTTGAAGGAGGTAATATACATAATGGAAAGTTAAATGGATGAAGTAAAAAAACTGGAGGATAGTCACTCCTTAGCCCACCAGCTTTCAATTATTCTACTTATCTTCCCCTACCGAATACTTCTACAATCAGCGGCTTTAAGTTCGTTATCGTCCTCTCTCCAAATAAGAATCCAAGAACCAACAGATTAATCACGATTAACGCCGATTGTTGTTGCTCAGTGTATGTTGGAGCTTTCGTGAACCACTCAAAATCAAGGTACATAACAAAGAACCCCCACATAGGACGCTGCAAACCACGAAGAAAGAGCACTATCCTTCCCACGATTGGCAATTGCTTTAAATCACTTGCTGTCCCCTCTTGCTCAGCAATACGCTGATTTAGTGTTTTTTCTGCATCAGCAGCAGCTTCAAGAATGGCTATCTGCTTCTTAAATTCCATTTCATCGATTTTTCGCTGCAGCTCTGCTTTCTTTTCAGGGGACATATCCGGTGGAAAGTAATCCGTTATCAACTCTTTGACCGAACCAAATAATGAACCACCAACAACATCCGTGATTTTTGTTAATAGGCTCATATCTCACTTCCCAAAAAGTTTTTTATTCCTAAGGCGTATGCTTTAGCCAAGTCATCAAACCTTTCTTGCGCAAGTTCAAGCGAACTATCACTATCAATGAAGAACGGCTCAACAATCACACATGGCATTGAGGTTTTCTGAAGGAGTAAGCCACCACGATCGCCAGCTTTACCTTTGTAAGATGCCACGCAAGGTTTAAGGCCACGATCTTTTAATCCAAGGCAGTGAACCACTTCTTTCTGTATTGCAGAGGCAAGAAGAATACCTTTTACACTATGTTTATAGTAAAGCGTCTCAGAGCCATTAGATTTATCATTGAAGGCATTACAGTGGAAAGATACCGCGATGTCTGCACCCGTTTGATTCACCTTCTTGGGCAGTTTTGAATAAGAACAATCACGATAAATAATAATCGGATCGAATTCATACAGCATCAGCTTTTTAGCAACACAATGAGCAAGCGGCCCATTAAATTGAAATTCATTGATACAGTGAGTTCTGTTTGCTGCTCCGCCGCTTTTCGCAGAGTGGCCAATAATTAAAGCAATAGTCTTCATTACATGCTCCAAAGTTCATGAGATTAATCCATGACCCACATTTATGGTTTTGTGGCATTGTCATAGAGCCATTCGGCCTTCTCCCTGGATACAGCGGTATCAATTTCAATTTTATGCAGTGTTGTTGCGATGTCTTTAGTGTTTAACTCGAGCTGGTGGATGTGCTCAGCGTTAACTTTAATCTGACGGCTGTTCTCTCCATCGTGAAATGATGAATATGACACGCTACCAAGAAGTGCTACACCAGCGCTGATGGCCCCGACTAAAACGGTTACTCCTGCATGAATAGTCATGATCTACCCCTGTATGTATACACAGTAAAAATAACAGCAAAGATAAATCACTACAAGAAGGTGGATGTGGTTTTGTGGAAAGTTCTAAATCATCTAAAAAATTAGGCGGGCATTAATCAAAGGAAAAAGCTCACCTATAATTAGCAGAATTGATTTGACTATTTAATGCATTGCTCAATAATCTGAGCAACGATAAGTTGATTATTTTTTATATGGTTGATGTACGTTCCAATCGTTTCAACATCGACGTAATCTATAAGCAATCCCTCAAGTACCAATACCTCCAACACTTCTAGCATTGCTACTGATGAACTAAGCATCTCATCAACATTTCTTATGTTATGTTCCGGCATGATGCAGCCTCTCCATAATATTAAACGTTGTTTGATTATGCTTAACTAAACAATTAGAGCCACCAGCATTGATAGTTTCGTCATATTTAATGATTGTGGCGTGCGCTTTAGGGCATATATGGTTTAAAGCGATCACAATTGCTCTAAACTATATATGGGACAATTGTTAGTCAGTGAATTTGCTAAATTAGCATTTAACGGATTAATTTAACTATGGGAAGATCTGTAAGGAAAAATGCAAAACTTACCCCATTACTTATTTCTCTGGCATCTGTTTACTGAGCTGCCTAAATGTCAGCCTAATTATAAATTTGGTCGATTGAATGCAGTGAAGTATCGAAACCGGTGAGGTCGAATAAGGCTTACTTTTTCGCTCATATTAACACCTCATCGTTTGTTTAATTATATAACTACTAAGTGTGTAGGGAACAAAGGCCTTACCATGTCTAATTTTGATTCCCTACTAAAAAAAAAAGGGCTATATTGAACAAAAATAGGGAATGCGAGGTGAAATGTTAACGCCACAATACACCACCAATGGCGAGACTTTGCCTAAGGTGAGCTGTTGAAAAACACCGCAGCACTGTATTTTTACTGCGGTGGTGTAGTGGGTAGAGCATAAAGATAGCTTTAAGAGGTAGCGATCATTATCGCTAGAAAATCTAGACTGAATAAACCATTTCGTCTATATCACGTAGTAATTCATCATGATCGCTTAAAATTGGTGTTAAAAATGAACGTTTGTCAACACATTTCCCAACGTAAATGACTTTAGCTTCATCTGAAAAATAATCTCTATTAATCTCATTCATTTTAAGCCCCTCGACCGCGCTTTCCCTATCCCTCTTTTCATCTACTTTTGACTCAGACATTGTAATAAATGTTTGAGTATCTTTTGGCTTGTTTTTATTAATAAACTTAAAAATCAAATCTAAGCTAGTTGGATCAATATCTTCTTTTAAGATTGCATCCAGCAAAAGTGGTAGACGATGTATTTCAGGAGTATCTAACATTACTTTATTAAATGCAAAGTGATATGCCATAATCGTTTTATGTAGCTCCACACCTTGAACAGGAAAAGAGGAAATTTTGTATAAATCCTGATAACTTGATTTTGAGAACTCTTTAACATCTAATTCGGAAAGATATTTTTTGAATATCTTGTAAAACTCTCTCTCTTTTTTAAATTGCTCTTTCTTAACTTCATCATCAGTTTTAAAATTTTTTAACTGCCTACTTAATACTTCGATTTTTCCTGTATTTACAACTATTTCTTCCTGACTAGTTTCATACAATTTAAGATCTACTTTATGATTAACCCATTCAACAAAGCTTACGCCATCAAAAGAAAAACCTTCCAAAACAGAATAGTTTTCTTTTATTTCCTTTGTATATTTTCCCACTTTATTTATACTTGTATTTATCTTTTTTTGAATCAATTCAATTTTATTTTTCTGTTCAACTTTAACTTTTAACGTGTCATTTATATTTTGGTGGTATTCATAAATAGTATGAATGTTACTTTCAATTACCTGTTCACATGCAGGACACTTGGCTGAACCAGGCTCTTGTTTTTTTAAATTTCTATCCGTCTGATTTATAATATTAAGACGAATTTTCATTAATGAATGTTGGTTCGTGTACCTTATTACATCATTTCTTGCAGTAGTTAAGAGCTTAAAGGATTCATTATAACCACTAATATACTTATCTGCGTCAGAACCGAACTTTTCATCAAGTAATTTAGCTACTTTAAACTTGTCTTTTTTCAAGTTCTTTTCTAACTGTTTAACTTCACTATCTAACTCTTTTTTCTGTTCGGTAAGTTCGATTTTTTTCTCACGGTTATAACTAGAATCTATGCCTAGATAGTAGTTAAGATAGTCTTCTTTAAAGTTTTTATAAAAACTCAAATTCGAAAATGAGCTTCTAAGGTACACCCAACCAACTGACTGAGATACATAGTAAGGTAAAAACATAACTTCTAACGAAGCAGGCCTCATCTCACCTTGAGATTCTAAATGTAATGAAAAACCGAATAGCTCTGATAAAAATTGCTTTAACTTTTTATGTTCAATTGAATTGTTACCAGTTATACCTGAAAAGTTGTCAATTCTACCATTAGGTGATTTTACATATATATTGTCACATTCTCTAACTATGGAGTATTCACTACAAACGCCATCGGTTCTGATTTCAAACCTCAAATAAAATATTGTGAATACACTAATGATATCATCAAGATTTTCTTTTTCATCATTAATACCAAAAACATACAGCAAACTTTGAATTAATGTGCTTTTCCCTGAAGTATTCCTACCACTTATAATATTTATACCGCTATCGAACTCTTCCCAGAACCCTTTTTTTGTAATTCTATTGAAGACGAAAAACTCTTTATAATTAATAATTTTCATACTTTAATATCTCTAGTTTGAACATATGCACAAACAATTGCAAAAATCACATCTTCACGTTCAATAACATTTGATGCTATATTTGATTTATAATATTTATCAACAAACATTTCAATTGTATCGGCTGAACTATAGCAAAAGTCTTCAAAGGCATGATCCCTAACAAAGCTAAATATCTTTTTATGCTCTTGGTTATTTTTATCTTTAAATAATTCAAATGCCATCCCAATATACTCAGATGCTTTATTAGACTTTCCCATTGGAAGCTTAAGTTTAGGGCAAAATTGTTCAGCCGATTGTCGCCAGAAATCTAAAGCTCGACTTTCCAAATCAATAACTGTGACAGCTATTCCTATGTCATGACCTTCCAAAATTTTTCGGCTATCCAACAATGATATTTGCTTACGTTTATTATGAACCGCTTCAATACTTTTAAACAAACTCAAGAGAACTAATAGTGCAGCTTTAGCATCAGGAACCCCTAAAAAACTCTCTCCGACTCTTGTTTCTAATATAGCAAGCTGATTACGAGGTGTTTTTGGCAAATCTACCCATTCATAGCCAAGAGAGTTGAACTCGGAAGCACAATATGTATTTTTTGTGACTGCTTTTACACTGTTAGCCACAAGTATCTGCAAATTAGTAGGTAATTCGTTATATGACATATAGGGATTATCTATTCTAATTCTTTCTATGTCGTATTTCGCTTTCTGATTATTGCCTTTATTTAAATTATCTGATTTAAGTTCAATAACACTATCTGATACAAATATCAAATCGGCACGAAAGTCTGGTGTTTTGTCTGCAATATCATGATTTATAGCTTTACCCACATTCAGCATCTTACTTGTAGGTAAAGCAAGGCCTGCGATCGTCCATTTTGGATCCGTCAGCTTTTTGGCCTGATAACTTTTTATGTGCTCAATTTTACTGTTACTAAAATCTCTAAATCCAAACAAAAAATCATCATAGTGCTCTATCGAGATAAAATAATTTCTATCTTTATATGACTTATAGTTATCCAATAATAACAATAGTGCACAATTTCGCTGAAACTCAAACCCAAGTAATGCTTCAACACCTGAGTTATCATCAATATCTGGCATATCCATTGGTTTACCTTATAACCACTTCATATGCAGACTATGCAATATATAGCCCTATATATCTATTGGTTATTCATACAGCATTGAATTCCACTTTAACCTGATTAAACAGAGCATTAGAAAACTTCTCATAACCTTCCTTTCTCACTAAACCGATCATGTTTGTTGTAAACAAACATAACTCCGAGCAACTCACAAAACCAATAGGATCATTTTTGTTTATCAATAATGGCAAACTCTTCATCGCGACTCATTCCCTTCTCATAACTAACAAGTTTTAGGGCATAAACGACTTATGGTATTAGCCTAAGAAACGTCCGTACACATTAATTAAGCAATGAACAAGTTAACGTCTCAATCTGCAATCAACGAAGGAGGTCTGCTGGATTAATGACTAAAGTAGACAGCAAATATTTTTCAAGGCTTGGCAACAGAAGACCACTTCTCTATCTCAATTTTTCGACATAACTTGCAGGTCGAAACCGCTACTGACTCAAAAATCCGCATTAACAGCCCTTCAGACAGCCAAGTCACTTGTGCCCTTAATTAGATGACAAAGCTATAATTTTGATTTGTTAACCATCAAGTTATACCGAATCTGAATTGATAACATGATCAACATCATATCCATTGATACTGGCAATAAACTTTTAGACACATTTTGTATTATTTTGCATACATAACGAGCTAAAATAGCAGACAGTAAGCGTTAAGGAACTTAGCCTGGTGTTTTACTCTACTAAATCGGCGATTTAACGTAATAGGTATTTTACGAACCAAAAGAATGTTGTGTTTGTTGTTACGATTAAACGCTTGATGCAACTATGAGATATACGACTTTAGATTGTTAAATAAAATATTAGCTACTTTTCGAAATGGAGGCATTTAATTGATACCATTACCATCTCATTATGATAATTTCGATCCAGCGTTCTCAACTAGTTGGGATAAAATTTCGTATCCAGTAGAGACAACACCACATCTTTACTTGGATTTTTCTATCGAAGATCTAGAAAGCTGCCTTGACCCTACAAATAGTAGAATTCGAGTTAACGCACTTTCAAATGCAAAAAGAGCAATGCACTTACAAGTAGAAACGATTGCTAAAGCTTTCGGTTATACTCATAAAAAGAAAGGCCACTCGAATTTTCACACTTATTTAGAATATTGTCAGAAATGTGGCATAGTGACACCGCGAATATTGAAGAAACTAAATTCAGTTCGTAATGCTGTTGAGCACGAATACTATATCCCCACAGAATCAGAAACCAAAGATTTTATTGATGTAACAGAACTATTTCTTGCTGCGACAGACAGGTTTATAAACCAGTTCCCGATAGAGCTGGAATGGTTGCCTGGTATTGCTGACAACTCTGTAAAATTTGACATTGATTACGTTAATTTGAAGCCTAATACAGGCCAATTGATCCTTGTATGTATGAATGCAGGAGAAGATGAAAGTTTGGAACTCGACCCAAGTATGGATGAATTCTTCATATGGTTAAAAGTACTATGTGATGGAGTCCATAAAGGTAAATTTGAGCATCGCAGCTAACAAATTGCTCTGTTTTTGGCTTGAAGTTCGATGCGGCTTGGTAAGTTCAGTGTACGCACACCTTATTTTAGACGTACATGGCTATGTCTTCTATTTAGATTTAGTAAAAACTTGGAAATTTAATGAAAATGGCAACAATGCATCCAACCTGTTATGAATTTACTTCAAAGAAATCAAAAAGGCTTAATGAATTAGCTCTGATGGAGATCGAAGTTGATAATATTGTTAAATGGGTTAATTTGGCTAAAGCTGAATTAAGTAAAGAGGGTCAATCTGATTTTAATTTTGATTTGGTTAGAGCATTCAATATCTCAGCTATCACAACTTATGCCAAATTCTTCTCATCTAATAAAGGATTTTCACTAAAACCAAGAGTAAAAAATATTTTTAATGAGAAAGAATGTGTTCAGCATCATGAAATATATAACTTGAGAAATCAAATTTTTGCTCATATTGATGATACAGATAAATTATCAATGATTTGTGAGGTATATGTTAATCATTCAGATGGGTTGCCGACATTCTTGAAACCAAACATTACATTTGCAGCAGCTCTTGGAAGTGAAAAGTTAGACACATTTATCTTGATGTTAGCTAAGTTGAAAGATTACTTGAAAGAACAATATAAAATCTGTGGAAATCAGGTTTTTGAAGAATTTAATACAGAGTTTCAAGCCATGTAAACAATCAAGGTGATGCATTAGAGGAGTATTATGCAATCTAAAACGATAGTAAATTTCTCAGATTTTATTGAGAAAGTTGAGTCTTTAAACGGATCTTCTGAATTAACTCTTTATCGCGGCCAAGCTGTTCAAGGGAACCTCCTTCCAAGCATAGTTAGAGGGAATTCATCTAGGAATACAACAAACGAGGAAAAAGCGTTATTACAAGAATTGCGAAGAATGGGGAATTCTCTTCTTTACGACCAAGCTATGAATGATTGGGATTTGTTAGTTGTTGCTCAGCATTTTGGAATGAAAACAAGATTGCTTGACTGGACAAGTAATCCTTTAGCAGCTCTTTGGTTCGCTTGTAGTGATTGGCGTGAAGGGGATGCTTATGTATATGTTCTTTCAGCTGATGAGTTCTTAAGTGAATCTGTAAAAGGACCATTTGATACAGGTAAAACAATGGTTATTAGGCCAACCCTTAATAACCCAAGAATAGTTGCACAGCATGGTTGGTTTACAGCTCATAAATATTCACGTAAGGCCAAGAGATTTGTACCTCTAGAAGAAAATCGTGAAATAAAAAAAGCTGTTATAGAAATTCATATTCCAGAAAATGAGAGAAAAACATTACTTAGATCACTGGATAGGCATGGGGTAAGTAGCCGAACTTTATTTCCAGACCTTGAAGGTCTATGTAAATTCTTAAACTGGAGACAAGAAAACGCATACAAGCAATCAATGTGATACCTCAGGTTTGGTAGTTTTGGTATCGATAATACTACTCCGTCCTAACAGCTAACATCCAGCTATCGTTTTTGGTTTGTTTCAGTTATGAAATATACGAACTTAGATTTTCGCGATTTCGTTGTTTACATTTTTATCGGAATTTATATGATCTTGATGGTTGGGTTATTGCCTTATTTAACTTTAAAAAGTCGTAAAACGCACCATGTCGCCCCCTTATATTCGGTATTTTTGGTATGAATTGAGTTTCGGTACTGTACAGTAAGGGGCGCATGTGCTCAGCGTTATAAATACAGGAGAGTTCAGTGGTAGAAATTGATAACGATGAATTAGAACGTAGGGCTGAATTAACTTTGGAATATAGTGGTATTCAGCCAATGCATAACCCATTTTATACCTATTCTGTTCAGTATTCTGCTGAACGAGCTCTAGCTGCGTTCGAGCAATATGACTATTTACTTACCCAGACCGATGATGCCGCGGTGCTAATTAGCGAAGTTCAAGAAGCAATCGTTCATGTTGGTGCACTATCTAGATACTTCTGGCCATCACCTGCTGGTAACAAAAAGAACAAGCATCAAAAGTGTTTACGCATGGATCGAGGTGAGTATTTAAAGAAACTATATAAAATCACGGATGACTCAATTCTTGCAAATAGAGAATTACGAAATGCGTGGGAACATTTTGACGAAAAATTAGACACTTATTTGTTGACTCACATGGCTGGTTATTTTTTTCCTAGTCCAATTATTGGTTCACATGAATTGGCTGACGATCCTATTGGAAAAATCTTTAAGCTCTTGGACCCAGATGCTGAATGTTTAGTCTTATTAGGCAAAAAATTTTTCTTCGCGCCTTTACGGCAGGAGGTTGAGCGTCTTTTTCCGGATTTGGTGAAATCGTATTTATAACAAGGCAACAAGGTGAATTATTACTTACACTCGGCAGTTTTGGTATGGTGTTTTAGTGTACTCATTATTAGTTCTTTAGTACCTTTCTTAATGTCCTTGCTGTTTTCATGATTAGAGATACGTTACGACTATCATGCTCTGTGCCTATCTCTAATATTGCTGTACCTGTTAACACTTTGTTTGAAGATATACTTAATCCGTTAGGTGAAATTAGGTTTTCTTTGGCTATCCTCCACCCTACCCAGCTTTCGCTTACTTACTCATCATTTCCTCGCGTACTTAGCGGACATTGTTTTTCTTGTAGATGGATTATCAAAAACGACGTTACTGAGGAAGTCGCCAACATGCCCGTTGATAAGTTCAAGGTAAGCAGTCCCTGTACCACCATGGCGATTGTACCGAACAATCGCTTCCATCAATTCAGGTGGGTTGGGTGAGTCAGTGTGATAAACCGAGTCGCGATAAAGACCAATCCAGATATCACAATCTTGCTCAATTTGACCGGTATCTCGTGAGTCATAGGGTAATGGTCTTTTATCTGCGCGTTCTTCCAGTTTTCGGTTGAGCTGAGTAACCAAGAACACAACGCAATTTAACTCCTTGGCCAGCTGCTTAAGTCGCTTAGTGATATCACCGTAAGCTAAGTCATTACGCTCAGCCTTCTCGGTAGTCATCAGTGTTAAGTAATCAACCATGATTGCAGCCAATGGAACCTCACGGTGCAACCTGCGCGATTCAGCCTCGATATAAGTAATAGTGACGCTGGGTGAGTCATCGATATAACACTTGGTATTGTTGTATTCGCTTATGGCCAGGCTGGCTTTGCCAAACTCAGTATCGAAGTTATACACATCCTCTGGGCTCTGATAGAACAAGCAAGAATCGATACGAGCTCGAGAAGAAACCATACGCTCATAAATTTGCTCTTTTGGCATTTCCAGTGAAAACGTTGCAATCCCCTTCCCTTCTTCGATCGCAACATATTCAGCAATCTTTAATGTGAATGCGGTTTTTCCCATTTTAGGTCGTGCACCAATGGCCACCAGCGAACCAGGTAAGATGTTTTTCGGGGCTAAGATTTTATCGAGGTTAACCAATCCTGTTTTTAACCCGAGTGGCGCCTCTCCGTTAAACCTCGCCTCTACACCTTCAAGCCATTCTTTGCCGATATCAGACATACGGGATAGACCACCAGCACTCACTCCAACGGCAGAATTTCTAGCACGCTCAAGGGACGAGATCACAAGACCAAGACGTTCGGTTGGTGTCCCTTCCGATGGGTCAGACATCAACACCAAACCTGACTCAAGCAAACTTAACGTCTCACGCTCGACAGCTGCATTTTTCACAATGGCCACATAAGCCATTACGTTACGGGATGATGGTGTGTTATTGACGAGCTCAACAAGATACGACAGATGGAAATCAATCTGGTTACTACCAATGCCTAGCAGATTACGTAATTCAGCTTCAACAGTTATCAAGTCAATGCGAGAGCCTGTTTGAGCAACGTTGTTAATTGCTCGGTAGATATCACGATGCATGACCTCACCAAAACTACCCATTTTTAGCGAGTAGAATATTTTACTGACTGCAGGTGCTTTCGGGTCGCCAATTAAAAACAATGCTCCCAACACAGATTGCTCAGCAGCATTAGCTTGGGATTGATAATTGATATCCATGTCTAATCCTTAATTGATGTCACTTCGTCGTAGGTTGAAGGTCGTAGTGCGTATTCTAAATTTGCTATCCAGCCACGGTCGTTCAGACCACGATGATGATCGGTGATGTAATTACTAAACCCCTGAACCAGGTAAACACACACCCACATGGTAATTCCCTTGGGTACCTTGCCACGTTTTTTGCACTCGTTGCCATATTTCGTATATCCGACCTTGATGTGCTTCATGCACTTGTCGGTGATCTTCCGATGCTGTTTGAGATCCATTTCATTCCAGACTGCAAGAATTTCTTCCTCGTCGATTTTGATAATCGACAAAGGGATCTTTTGATCTTTTCTTTCTTTCTTACATTCTTTGTTAGTCGTCACCCGCTCGTCGCTTACCTGTCTTTGGTCTGTCACTTGCCTGTCAGTTTGTCCGTCACCTTCATCAGAATCACCACTGTAACCAACTGTATTTTCGTCACTTTCGCCTGTCTCTTTGTCCGTCACCTTGTTCGACTCTGGACTGACGCCGTGTGACACTGATCTGTCACAAGTGCCTGTCTCTTGTCTGTCCCCTTGTCCGTCACCCTCTCCATGATTTATATCGTAAACCTTTGAATTAGAAATAGTTCCGACTGTCCCTTTGTTCGTCCCTTTGAAATCAGCCAACCCCCAATCTTGTAGCTGTTTTTTAGCCGTTCGATACGCCCTTTCTGTTAATCCAAGGCTTCTAAAATCCCCCAAAAAACACTGACCCGCTTTCAAGCCATTCATAGGATGATCTGTTCTTCTTGCCCTATATGCCATGACCATCAGTAAGTGATTGGCATGCGGATGACCCAGCAGAAACTCTGCTTCTTCAGTTCGCATATATTTAATAAAACCAGCATCAGCCATGCTTACCTACTTAGCCTTTATGGCTGTCATATAAATGAGCTCGTAAGCCAGCTTTGGATCACGAGAAGCCAGCTCTTTAATCTGCTGTAGGCCTAAGAAAATAGCGACATCAATAATCATTGAGTCTTTGCAATCAAGTACATTCGCTAAGTCAGAGACCTGCTGTTTATCAAGAGTCGACATAATCAGTTCCTCAAGATTTATACTCACCAAAGATATCGGGACGTAACATCTCTTTTGGGTAACCACATGCGAGCTCAATTTTAATAGCCAAAGTAGGACTAGCACGCTTTCCATCAAAGCCAATATTTCTAAGGTGCCATATAGAACAACCACTTAAATCAGCAATAATATTTCTTTGCTCTAGAGTTAATGACCTCCAATAAAGTTCCCACTTAGCCCACATAGATTAACCCTCATAAAAACTTACCCAATATGGATAAATAAAAAATACACCCATACAGGGTTAAGTGTCAATCCTGCAGATTCCCTCTTAAAATAGAGTTAAACCCAAAAGGGGTTATTAGGAAGTGGGAGATAAAATGCAGTCAATTTATGACAACAGAGCAATGCACCTGAGAGAGTTAAGAAAAAAGTGTAATACAAACAGAGAATTATCTGAAGTAATTGAAGTTAAAGAACAAGTGATCGGGCAACTTCTGAAGGGCGAGACGGGAAAAAAAATAGGTACTGCATTAGCAAGAAGGATTGAAGAAAAATTCGACTTACCACAAAATGCTTTAGATCAGAGTCACTTCAGCCTTGAGCAAGAAGCACCAGATAATGAAACATTAGAAATTGCTCGCAAATTGAAAGAGTTAGGAGTAAACCCTGAAAAATTAGTAAAGTTAGTCGAACTTCTAAAAAATTAACTCTCAAACTCCTACCTTTTTAAAAAAGTGCATTTTGCACTTTTTTTTTGCTTGACAGCCCACCCAAAAAGGGTAAACCTAACAATGCACACCCAAAATGGGTAAGCACTTAGAGGGATAAATCATGCAAGCAGAATTGAACTCAACCATCCAAAAACGCCGTGAACGTCGAGATGCCATTCTCGCTGGTATCGCGCTCTTCTTGCTCACTGCGTTCCTTACGCTTGCTGATTTAGACGCACTGCTGGTTGCCCTAATTCATGATACCCATTTTTAATTTGTCCTTAGTGGGACATGGCTAGTGCGTGAACGGCAAGCGTAACTAGCCATACTTTCTTCGAAATTAGTGAGGCGTGAACAATGAAACTCTTCTCATGTAAATTTATCACTCTCGAGTGTCATCCTGACCCTATGATGCTGAGTACTGAACAACAGATCACCGTGTTCGTTACGTGCAAGTATCAAAAAGAGGTTCGAGAGCTTGCTGAGAGAGAGTTGTCATTCTGGGATAGTGAACATCATCAGGACTACAAAGTATCGAAAATAGGTACCGCCACAACCAGCCAATATAAAAACTATCTATCGAAACGAGAACAGGCTGGTTATAAAAACTATACCGCACTGACTGAAATGGATGATCCCGTCTTGTTCTCTTACCTAGGGTTGGTACAAGACACGCTTTATCGTCTCGATAATGATTTTGCTGATACCTGCCCTATTGGGATTCGCCAAGAGATGGCTGAAAAGCTGGAGTGTGCTTTCAATGAACATATCGAAAGCACGCCTGATTTTAATATCGATGCAACCAAACGCGAATTTCTTGAAATCGAATGGGATGATTATGAAGCCGTCCGACAGACTCTGCTCAACCTACGCTGCTTGCGCGTTCTTCTCCGCGAAGTCGCCCACATCAATACCAAGGGCAACCAACCAGCACTCACGGAACCTGCTAAGCATAAACACACTGACCATCTTGATTATGGCCACTTTGCTGATATTAAGAAGCAACCAGGGCAATACACCACAGATGTCGCTGCAAATAAGATCCACTTTCTAATGGGTGGCACCGTTGAAATGGATGACATCCGCATGATCGTCAGTTTTATCAAAGACTATCAAGTGCCATACATCATGTTCACAAAATAGAAGGTGTCGCATGGGAAAAGGATACATGACGAATGCTCAGGTATGCCGTTACTTCTGTATTGAACGAACAACGTTATGGCGCTGGTGCCGCAGCGGTTACTTCCCGAAACCTGATACCTACGGAACGTTAAAGCGTTGGAAGATAGAAACCGTTGAACAGTTTGAGCAAAACAACAAACGCCGCACTGATTCGAGGTGCTGATATGACCACCAGCAATCACATTGAAGGGACGAACATGCAACGATTTATCACTGATAGAAAAGCGCTGGCGCAACGTATTCGTGTAGCAAGAGAGTGCAGAGAGTTAACTCAAGTCAGAATGGCCAAATATTTAGGGCTTGCTCGTCAGACCTACTTGGATATTGAAACCGGCAAAACTGAACCGAAAGCGGGCACCCTACTCGCTATTGCTCAGATATTAAAAACGGATTATCGGTTTCTATTAACGGGTGAAAAATATAACGGTGGGATCCCGTTAACCGTCGATGATGTTAATCAATACTTCGCGAGGAATTGCGGGGATATACATTTGCAGGTAACCCTGAATTAACCCGACTTTGGCCAACATATAAAAAGACTCCATGAGGTGAGATATGAATAAGGACATAAAGGAAAGCGACCCACGTGTGATCATTACCCTCCCACAAAGCAAATGGGTAGGCGAAAACATCATTCAAGCCGTTTATGGACTCACTAGCACTGCCATCACTAATTACCGCTTAAAAGCATGGCAACAAGGTGTCCACTATCGAAAAGTTGGCATTACAGGGGTACCATCAGGCAGCAAAGCAAAAGTCCTCTACAACATCCATTCGATTAATGAGTGGATAGACGCTTATCCCCAAATGTAAGAGTAGGATCGATGAAGAAGCTACCTACCGGTGTTGAGATCCATTCAGGAAAGCTGAGGATCTGGTTCATGTTCAGAGGCAAGCGCTGCAGAGAAAGCTTATATTCTCCGCCAACGCCAAGAAATATCAAAATTGCCTTTGAGAAAAGAACCTCGGTTTGCCACGCGATCCGACTGGGTACTTTTGACTATCTGGAATGGTTTCCTCATTCAACCAATCACCAAGATATGGTCAACATCAACACGCTTACAGTAAAGGGGCTATTCGAGCGATGGTTAACGCTCAAAAGAATTGAAGTCACAGAAGCGACGTTGACTAACTACCATAACCGGCTCAAACAAACACTGGCTTACCTTGATCCAGAGCTGCTTGTCAGCCATCTGACTCAAGAGTACATCTTAGATCTACGGTTGGCCTTATTAAGTACGTGTTCGGCCTCAACGGTAAACACCTACATGCGAACAATAAAAGGGGTGCTGAGCTTTGCCATTACAAATGAATACTGCAGCCCTCGCGTAATCAGCGGTATCAAAGATTTAAAACAATCCAAGTCGCCCCCTACACCCCTTAGCCGTGATGAATTTTTTCGGCTTATCGAGGCCTGTAAAAATGAGCAGGATAAACACTTATGGGCATTAGCCGTTTATACCGGCTTACGACACGGCGAATTAATGGCGCTTGCGTGGGAAGATATTGATCTCAATAAAGGCCTTATTTATGTAAAACGTAATTTAACGTTAAAAGGTATTTTTAAATTACCTAAAACCACAGCGGGTGAAAGGGTAATTAATTTATTAGATCCCGCGATTAAAGCATTAATAAAACAAAAGCCTTTAACTTATATGATGTTGCCGGAGAATATTACGGTTCAACAACGAGAGCATGGAAAAATAGAAATAGAAACCGTGCACTTTATTTTCTCTCCTCGTGTTACTGCTACAAAAGAAACGAAAAGTTATTACTTTCATACTAGTATTCATGATAAGTGGACGGCAGCGATAAGACGTGCAAGAATCGCCTACCGAAAACCCTATCAGACCCGACATACGTTTGCTTGTTGGATGTTATCTGCGGGTGCGAACCCTACATTTATAGCAAAACAAATGGGACATTCTAGTGCTAAAGAAATATATCAAACGTACGGAGATTGGGTTAGCGAGCATACCCAAAATCAACTTGATGTGCTGAACAAAAAATACGGCGAGAATGCCCCCAATATGCCCCTAAAAACTAACAAGTTAATGTAA